CTGACCCGAACTCGGAAAATCCCGATAACGATGGTCGCAGGCTGGAGCGCGTGCCTGGCGGATGGATGGTTCTTAATGCCGGTCAATACCGAGAGAAGTTTTCCCGTGAAATCGAGCGAGAGCAGACCCGATTGAGGGTTGCGAAGCATCGGGCAAAAGAGTCCGGTAACAAATCACCCGTTACAAAAACGTTACAGAGCGTTAGCCCTGCTTCTGTATCTGAGTATTCTTCTGAGTCTGTCTCTAAGAGAAAACCGAAAGACTTGTCCGAAGTGGTTTCCTACGCTAAGACGCGCGAAATATCAGCATTCGACGCTGAGGCTTTCTATGATTCCCAAGAGTCGGGCGGATGGACAAGGGGGGGCAAAGCGTTGCGCGACTGGAAGGCCGCGCTCCGAACGTGGAAATCAAACGGGTGGCTGGCAAGTCAGCGGCAACGAAAGAACGGCGCGCGACCGGATCAGCATCAGAGCATAGACAAATCAAAGATCGAAGTGCCCGAACGCTTCAAGGCGTGGGTCGCGGAACGTTATCCGGCGCAGAGAGAGAATGCGATGAAATGGAGAACGTGGGCTGACGTTCCAAAGAACGGCATACGGGATGAATGGTGGAAGCATGAGAAAGACTCGCTGCCTATAGACCTATGAGAACTCCGAGCAGATTGACCGTTTACACTCTTCACGACGGGACACAGATCACCGTCCGAAGCGCACTGGAAGCACGTTGGGCGATCTTCTTTTCTGAACTCCGTCTTGAGTGGAAATACGAGCCGATAACTTTCGATTGGTACACGCCGGATTTCGGGGTTGTCGGCTTGGGGCTAATTGAAATAAAACCCACGTTAGAGAGCCTGATTTCTGAATCGGCGGACAAGATTAGACGAACCGCGCGCCGCTACACCAAAGAGAAGATTTACTCGTTTGTAGGGAACAAGGTTTCGTTTGGTCTTGTGGCGATGTGGCATGGAGATCAGTTATTCGCTCCGAAGCACCTCCAAATGAATCGAATCATCAAAGAGTTGAGTCCGCACGACGCAGGAAGGGCCATGAACCGAGCGAACACGGCAAAGCTAGATCATTTCGTTAGCGTAGGCAAAGTGATCGACCTCAACCGCATCGCTCACGAAGAAACCGCACGATTTAAGGAGCAATTCAAATGAGCGGCGATAGTTCAAGGGTAGAACTTCCCCTATTCCAAGGAGAAAATGGCGGTTCAATTCCGACCTCGCCGCTCCATTTCTTCATCCGTCCAATCAACCATGAAACGTCTGAGATTTGGATAAATCGATGGCACTACTCTCGCCGAATACCAACCGGGAAAAACCTCCCATTCGGTCTGTATTGTAACAACGTCCTGTATGCCGTGATCGTTTACGGGATAGGCGTGAACCCATATCAGGCGCAATTCCTAAATGTTAAGCGCGTGATCGAGATTAAGCGCTTGGCCCGCTCGGAACCGAAGTTGGAATATCCAATGAGCAGATTCATTTCCGTGACATCCAAGATGGTCAGAAAAGAATTTCCTTATGATTGCATCATTGCTTTCGCCGATCCGGATCAGGGACACGAAGGGACAGTTTACAAAGCAAGCGGGTTCACGCTGCATGGTATGACAAATGCGGAATGGCATCTTGAAGATTCGAGCGGAGAAAAGAGGCATCGCCGATTCGCCTTCCGCCACGCTCGTAGAAACAATCAAAGCGTTGGAGAAAGCCGCGACGAATTGGGAGTAACAAGAGTTCAAACTAAACCCAAATATCGCTGGATTAGATTATGAGCAGATTCGGCGCACAGTGGGATGATTACGAGCAGGACAAAGAGCACAAGGCCCGCAGGGCCCTCAAAATGCAGCGCATCCAGGGACTCAAGGATTTGCTCGATACGCACGAAGCGAACGCGGACACCTATGATCACGAATACGTCCTATCACTCAGGGCGCGACTACGCGCGGCGCAGAATCAATTGGAGGCAATGGCGGTATGAAGATTCACTGTGCGCACGACGCCGAGGTTGCGATTGCGGACTTGAAGCCTAATCCGGCCAACCCGAACAAGCATCCCGATTCACAAATCGCGCTTCTCGCCAAGATCATAAAAGCGCAAGGCTGGCGAAATCCAATCGTAGTCAGCAATCGCTCCGGACTAATCACCAAGGGCCACGGAAGGCTCGCCGCGGCGCTCATGTTGGGCGCTACGCACGCTCCGGTCGATTACCAGGACTATGCCAGCGCAATGGAGATTGACCCCGGATACGTGGCAGTATCGATTCAACGCTGGGCGGATGCCACGGGCAAAACTCCGAAGTTGCTGACGAGCTTTCCGAATCAGGGTAAGGACGCCAAAAAGAGAAAGTAAAGCTTTTTCTTAAGATTTATCTTGCGTGGCTTCAATTTGAAGCATACAAGCGTGCATCGAATCGCTACCAGAAAGCGTTCAAATTGCTACAAATGGTGCAAAATCAGGCCAACGTAGCGATACAACGCCAAAACAACCTGGCGGAGTGACCGGAAAAGGTTTCGTAAAAGGCGATCCGCGCATCAATCGTAGCGGCCGGCCGCGCACGTTCGATCAGGCGCGAGAAATGGCGCAAATGATTGCGCACGAAGAGTTGCAACTCAAAGACGGTCGCTCGGTTTCGATTGTTGAGGCCGTGTTCCGTAAGCTGGTGAACAGCAAAGAGCCGCGCGCCTTGCAGATTTTCCTCGAATACGCATTTGGCAAAGTGCCGGATGAACTGAAAGCGACCGGACTAGAGAACAAGCCTGTTCTTGTTTTGCATTACGCGCATGAGCGATCAGACCCCTCCAAGAACTGACGGCTATCTCCCTGCGTTCCATGAAGCGCAGATCGACATCGCGCAAAGTTCAGCCCGCTACAAAGTGGTGTCGGCTGGACGGCGTTTCGGAAAGGGTATTCTCGGAATCGCTGCTGCATTCCGATATGCAAGCCGCGGCGGTAAGGCAAGGTGGATCGCTCCGAGTTACGCTTCCGACTCATATCAGAGCGGTTGGAATTGGGCGAAAGAATTGGCAGGTCAAATTCCGGGAGTGGACGTTCACCTCCAACGCCGAGAGATCAACTTCTCGAACGTGAGCGGCGGTTGGTTGCAATTCAAGACCGCAGAAGAACCGGACTCACTCCGCGGCGAAGGCATCGATTTCGTAGTGTTCGACGAAGCCGCTCACGTCGATGGACTCGAAGAAATGTGGGAGCAATGCGTGCGACCTTCGCTCATGGATCGTCGCGGCGATGCCTGGTTTATATCGACGCCGAACGGATTTAACTATTTCAACAATCTATTTTTGCGCAGTAGGGATAACAAAGACTGGGAATCATTCCAGTTCCCGACATCGGCAAATCCGCATATTGACGAAGATGAGATTGCCGAACTGCGCAAGTCTTTGCCCGCGCTTGTAGCACGCCAAGAGATCGACGCTGAGTTTGTGCAACTGGCCGGCGCCTTGTTCAAACGCCAGAACATCATCGTGCTCGAGACCGAACCCATTGGCGTTTCGTGGGTGCGCTCATGGGATCTTGCCTTCACCGAGAAAACAACCAGCGACTATACCGCCGGGGTTAAAATGGGAATGACTTCCGATGGAACAGTCGTGATTACCGACATGGTATCCGGTCGCATGGAGTGGCCGGATGCCGTGCGGTGTATTGCCAACACCGCGAGGCTCGACGGAACTGCTGTCAGACAGGGGATTGAGGTCGTTAGTGCTCAAGTTGGCGTTTTACAAACGCTGCTCCGCGATCCTTTGCTCCTGTCTCATACTTTCACTCCAATTGAAGTCCACAGAGACAAGCTAACGCGCGCACTGCCGCTCGTAGCTCGCTCCGAACAGGGAAAGCTTGCGATTGTGCGCGGGAACTGGAATCAGAAGTTCCTGGACGAGTTGTGCGCGTTTCCTGAATCAGCGCATGACGACATGGTTGATGCGTGTTCGGGCGGAATGACGCTTCTAACGCTACCAACCGGCGCGATTGACGACCGCACGATGGCGCAGATCAAAGTCGGAACCAACGCACAGGTGAATAGATTCCGGCCAGTGTTCACGCCGCGCAGATTGCAACTGGCATGAGAATCAAATCCGCGCATCATTCTTTGTCACAACCGCGCGAAGGCGGGCGTTTCGTAAAGCAACGCACGAACGGCAAGAATCGAGTTGACCCGGCGAGCACGATCACGTCTCCGATCGGAAACCTGCAGCGCATCGTCAGGCCGCAAGCGTTATTCCGATGGTTAGGACCGCAACTTGCCGCAATCACGCCTCAATACATCGAGCAGACGATGATCGGCGCGATGCAGGGCAGCACTTTGCAAGCGTGGTCGATCTTTGACTTGATGTTGAAGACATGGCCGGAGTTGCTCTCTTGCTACACCGAACTGGTTTACGGCGTGCTGCGAAAGAAACTCGTTTACGAGCCATATCACGAAGAAGACGAGAAACCAACACCTTCATCAATCGAGAAGCAAAAGCTCGTCGCGTGCGCGATCCGCAGCATGGATCCCGACACGAATCGCGACGATCAGGCGATAGAGGGCACGATCAAGGATGTTCTCGATGCATGGTTCCGCGGCGTTGCCGTGTCAGAGATCCTATGGCAGTCGGTCGATGACGCACAGATGGGAACGATCATCGCGCCGAAGTCCACGTTCTCGGTCGATCCTACAAATTATTCATGGGCGTCTGATGGAACGCTCGGCCTGCGCTCAGACAAGCAAAACCCGATGTTAACCTGGCCGTTTGCGACGACCACGCTCAATCCGCTTCCGAACCAGCTTCAATCCTTCCCGGATCACAAGTTTCTTATCGCAATCCACAAGGCGAGCGGAGGTTCACCGTTGGGCGGAGCATTGCTTCGGCCGCTCGCGTGGTGGTGGTGCGCGTCGAACTTCTCAAGCGATTGGTTACTCAACCTCGCGCAAATCTTCGGGATTCCGTTCCGTTGGGCGACATACGACCCGAACGCAACGCCGGAAACGCTTTCAATGCTCGACAACATGTTGCAGAACATGGGCAGCAACGCATGGGGCCGCGGCCCGACAGGAACCGAGATTCAATTTATCAGTCCGCCGGAACGAGGCAGCGATCACTCACCGCAAGGCGAACTCCTCGACCGTGCCGACCGTTACGCTCGCACCTTGATTCTCGGACAGACGATGACGGGAAGCCACGGCACGACCGGCAAAGGCGGCGGACAGGCATTCGGCAAAATCGAGCACGAAGTAAAAGATGATCGCATCGACGCCGCCGGCAAGTTCGCAACGAACGTGCTCAATCAGCAGCTAATTTCCTCGATCCTGATGCTCAACTATGGCAACACGGACGAAATGCCGACGATGAAATTCCTCGAGGATGAGGTT